ATGACTGTCGTTAAATCGTCTCTGTTGAGGAAGTCAGCGATGCTTGCTTTTAGTTCTGTGTATGTTGTTAGTGCCATGTCACTCTCCTTGATTTTCCATTAGTATAGACTATTCGTCCATCATTAATCTAACAATCCTCGTTTCTTTTTTTCCTCTTGCATACCTAATAACCCTGCTCCGATAGGAAGTGGGAACTTGGCATAGAGTGATTGTGGATGAATGAGTCCCCTTTTGTCAATGTCATCCGTTATCTGATAAGGAGGTGTGACTTCCTTTAACAAACTCTCTCTCATTTCGGGAGTTATCTCAATATAGAATACCTCTCTGCCAAAGTCTTCAATATATATCTTACCAACCTTGCCTTTGTGTTGACCTGCATATTTCTTGAGGAACTTAGGTATCTTTTTATCGTACAAGTTACTGTACAGTTCCTCGAACTCAACTTTTTTATGGAAAGTTTCTCTTCTTGCCTTGTTCCAAATGTCGAGAATCATGTCTCCCTTTGGAAATGCCACTTTTGTACTACCGTTTTCTATCGCCTTAGTTATAGCATGTTTAACCATTAAGTGTACATCTCTGTCTTGGTCTTTAACTGGAGTAAATTCAGGTGTATCAACATCATTTGCACGTCTTAGGTAATTGTCTAGTCTTTTTAATTCTTGGTCAAACCATTCATCGAGTGCTTTTATATCGGCATCTCCAAATCCTTTAAAGTTCTCTGCTTGAGGATTTCTTGGGTCAACTTTCCATCTTTCATTCCATTCTTTTTGAGAACGTACTTCATGTGGTTGAATCGTCCTAGAATATTCATTTGGGTCGTATCCCACATCAATACTCTCTGTATTTTGATAGAATTTCATTCTCTGACCCTGTACTTCTCCTTGTTGGAACGCTTTCTGTAGGATTTTGTTGTCCACTCGATTGATTAATCTCTCTTGGTAACCCTTCATTGACTGTGCACCTTCTGTAGGTAACTGAAAAAGTTTCAAACCTTCTTCTCCTTCTAACCTTGTCCTTATGTTTGTAAATGTTTTACCTGTCGCATCAGTAACCCAACCTTTTGTCTGTACACGATTCAGTTCTACTCTATAATCTTCCCAATTTTTTATAAATGACTGTAAGTCTTTCATTTTAAACTTAGCATCTTTAATACCCTTTATATTTGCCTCTTCACCGAATCCGAACTCTCTGCCTGCTGACATCCAATCGGATTGCACTTCCTCTACGAAATACACGTTAGGGTCATCAGTATGCAGAGTTTCATCCCAATGTTTTAATGATTTCTCATCCATACTGCTTCTTGTTACTCTTTGAGAAGCACGATTCCTTCCAATAATTAATTCATCAGTCGGTTTTCCAAGAGGTACTGTTGTGTCGGGATTAACCACCGTACCCTCTCTAATGGTTTTCCTGAAATGTCCTATCGTGTCAGGGTAGTCATCTCCATAATGTCCTTCATCGTATACATCAGAGGTAGTAAATTTTTGTGCGTGCTCAGGTCTTGCTTCTAATCGTACCAACTCTTCGCTGTAGGTGTCCATATCAGCGTTTGGTTGTATCCAATCAGGGTTTGTATATTTGGCGTTTCCTAAAGCATAACGTTCTGAGTCATAGAATCCCATATCCTCAACATATTGTCTGAGTTCTACTTGTGCTTCATTAAGAGAAGGTGAACTTCTCAAAGAGGGACTATCATTTTTAAATATATTTTCGCCAGTATCATCCAGTATCTCCCATCCTATATCATCATTTCCTCTAAATATGTACTCTCCAATATCGTCATTACCTACTTTAACTTCAAAGTAAGGACTATCCATATATTCTTTTGTTGTCCTAGTAGCAACTGCTTCATCCATGTCACTCAATATTTTATTATCTAGGTTGCCATCTTTTAGAGCACGCAGAATATCTGCATCCCATTCAGTTCCCCACTTAAAGTTTGCTTCCAACTCATCTAACTCTTTCTGTGCCTTTAATATTTCAGACTTTAAAGACTCAGATTGAGATGATGATGCTTCTCGACTTCTTATTGCTTCTCTCAGTTTGTCCATCCTCATTACCGTTGTTTCAGGATATTTATCGGGATAGAGTTTGTGCAATTCTTCAAAAGTTTGCAGACTTGTGAACATATCACCTGTCTTTTCTTTTTGAAAAGCACCATGTTCATCGAAGGTTACTTCAAGTTCACCTGTAATTTCGTCCCACATTTCATCATGTCTCATACCGTGATGTTCGTCATCCATGATTTTCCATTGGTTTTCAGTACCTTCAGCGTTGTACCATTTCTCTGTTTCCCACAAATTCTCACCGACACTTGCAGGTTGACCAACCACACCCTCATACGTCCTGTCATTCATGTAATAATCATTCGGGTCAGGAGCATGTAAAGCTTGAAACTGTAAATCTGCACCACCCGGCACTAAAGATTCGGATGTCATAGTAATCCTGTTCTTATCAATGTAGTCCAACAATCCTTGTTTGGTTATCATCTCTCCTGTAGGTATCTTGCCTAACATATCCAACAGTCCTATGTCTTTCATCTCTGATGGAGACACACCACGTTTTTGTAGATAACCTGCAACATGTGATGCCTGCATCTTATCTTGTGGCATAGCAAGAACCTGTTGTTCGGACTTCAAATAGAAACCTGCTGAATCAACCTTTGCAGATGGAAGTAATCCACCTTCTTCAGGAACTGCCATCATACGATAGTCGGTAGTTAAACCTGTCTTGTCAGTCACCAATTGTCCTATACGGTCAGGATGAAAGGTATCCAATAGTTGTTCTTTGATTGCAGGGTTGTTCTTCATTGCTCTTAGACCTTGAATCAGTCCTACTGGTATGAACGCTAGTCCAAGTTCTTCTGTCATTGTGCCTACTCTGGCAACTAATCTCTCTCCTGCACTTGCTTCTTCAGGTACACCTGCTGCCATGTACTCGAACAATGCATTCTTGAACCTAGTGTCTTGCATGAAATTGGATAGGTTTTCTTTTGTTGGGTCAAGAGTTGCACCTGCACCTGCAACAGAAGTCGCTTCTCCTAACAATCCTTTGGACACTACACTTCTTAAACCTGCATAACCACCAAAGAGTTGTCCGAGGATTCGACCTACACTATCTTCTTCAAGGGACTTCATGCCCAATTTCCTACGTTCTTCTTCATCGAACACAGGAGGAACGACCTGAACTGATTCTCTGTTGATTAAGTCACCTTCTCCACCTACGAGATTACTACCTCTGTTGATGATGTCTACACCTAAATCAATAGTTCCTTGAGGTAAATCATGGTACAACCCTTCACCCATTTCCATAAGGAATCTATTTCCGTGTTCTTTGACTTTCTCAGTAGCCCATCCGTATGGAGTATCTCCAATAATAGGTAGGATTTTATCCTTGACTGCATCAAACATATCCATCAAACCGAAAGAATTGGGTCTCTTTTTATCATTACCTATCATGTTGAACAAACTGTTCATACAATTCCTTTCAATTTACGTCTTAGTGGTTTATCCCAATTAAAGGTATGTTCACTATATCCAACTGCAAGATACCTCATTGCATCTGCACCATGAGATGCCCAATTATGTTGAGGTCGCTTCCTCCAAACCTTCATATTGTCATCCCAATCTCTTGAGTAGTTTAACAGACAGTCAATTCCCTTCTCACACTTTTCCTCATCAATCCAACACTTGTCTAATAATGTCCTGACTTGTTGGATACCATCATCGACTAGAAGGTCAGGTGCAATGTCGATGTCTCTGATACCTAAATCCTCCAACGTCTCGATACGACTCTTGCCTGTGCCTAACTCCCTGACTCGAACATCATGTGGGAATATGTGTTGGTCATAGACGTAGCCTTTATCCTGAAGAACCTTTGCGTAATGTTCTAGACCAACACCTGAAGTCTCATAGTAATCTATTACGTGAACCTCTGCTCCAATGAATTGTGCAAACCATATCGCTGTGGAATCACCTATGCCTAAATCCCAAGCTGTTACAACTCCTTTGGCTCTATCGTATGTAACTTTACAGATTCTATCCTCATCCTTCATACGTCTCATTTCGCTCTGAAAATATGAACCCTCCGAAAAAATTAAGAAATCCCCATCCCAAATATGACCATAAGTGTCATTTCTCTTGGCTTTGTCATCTAGTCTAGTCATCTCCAAGACCTCTGGAAACCAAGGGTTATCCCGGTAGTTCAGTTCCACAATCTTGGAATTAGTTGGAGGGTCTAGCCTGAATCTCTCATGGGTTGCTGAATACTTTGACGAGGGATTCCATGTTACCCACAGTTCTGAATCAACCTCCCGGATTGTAGGTAATAACACATCGTATGCCCGCCCACTTAATGCTTCCGCCTCATCGACCCAACACACTAGGATACGAGCCTTGGACTTGATGGACTCTAGTGAACGTCTCAGACCTGCAAATGTATAGGTGATATTGCCATCCTTAGAGCGTATATACTTCTCTCCACACTCATAATAGTCATTGAGCCAAGGAACTGACTGAATGGCTATCTTTATCTCTTCAAATGAAGACTCACCCAATGAGTTCATAAACTCTCTAGCACAGAGTATCTGACCTCTGATACCTTGCTTGCCTAACTGATAACCTTTGACTGCTGTCATTAAAGCGAATGAGCGTGTCTTACCTGAACCTCTACCACCATAACTGCCTCTTACCCTCGCCTTTCCTTCAAAGACTGGGGCGAGTTTTTTAGGTAATTCTATCTCAGCAATCTCATGCTTCATTCTTTCGCAACTATTTCAATACGTGTTGGAGGCTTCATTGAACCATC